TTACATCTTAACTGCTAGCAATAACCTTATTAACAAAGTTAGAGAGAATGATGAGAATGCTAGCAATTACATCTTAACTGCTAGCAATAACCTTATAAACAAAGTTAGAGAGAATGATAACAATTCTAGCAATTATATCCTAACTGCTAGCAATAACCTTATAAACAAAGTTAAAGAAAACGACGAGAACGCTAGCAACTACATCCTAACTGCTAGCAATAACTTAATAAATAAAGTTAGAGAGAATGATGAGAATGCTAGCAACTACATCCTAACTGCTAGCAACAACCTTATAAACAAAGTTAGAGAGAATGATGAGAATGCTAGCAACTACATCCTAACAGCTAGCAACAACCTTATAAACAAAGTTAAAGAGAATGATGAGAACGCTAGCAATTACATCTTAACTGCTAGCAATAACTTAATAAATAAAGTTAGAGAGAATGATAACAATTCTAGCAATTATATCCTAACTGCTAGCAATAACCTAATAAACAAGGTTAAAGAAAACGAAGAGAACGCTAGCAACTACATCCTAACTGCTAGCAATAACTTAATAAATAAAGTTAGAGAGAATGATGATAACTCTAGTAATTACATATCAATAGCTAGTAAGAACGCTAGCAATTACATCTTAACTGCTAGCAATAACCTTATAAACAAAGTTAGAGAGAATGATGAGAACGCTAGCAACTATATCTTAACTGCTAGCAATAACCTTATAAACAAAGTTAAAGAGAATGATGAGAACGCTAGTAATTACATATCAATAGCTAGTAAGAACGCTAGTAATTACATCTTAACTGCTAGCAACAATCTTATAAATAAAGTTAGAGAGAATGATGAGAACTCTAGTAATTACATCTTAACTGCTAGCAATAACCTTATTAACAAAGTTAGAGAGAATGATGAGAACTCTAGTAATTACATATCAATAGCTAGTAAGAACTCTAGCAACTACATCCTAACTGCTAGCAACAACCTTATAAACAAAGTTAAAGAGAATGACGAGAACTCTAGTAATTTTGTGCTGATAACTAGCAATATACTAAGCAACCGCTTACATATCCTAGACCAACTAACAAGCAACATAGTAAATAATAGTATATCCACATTAAATATTAAGGTGCGTGAAAACGACAATAATGCTAGCAACTATGTATTATCTACTAACAATATCATATCACAGCGGATTACCAACTTGACAACAGATATGATAACAGAGAATGAAAATGCTAACAATAAATTTATAGTGAATAATAGGTATAATAATAGTTTAGAAATTAATGGTTCTTTAACTATCAATTCTAATTTAATAGTTCTAGGTGATACTACGCAACTTGATACGATTGTATATACTACTGAGAGATTAGAGATTGTGAATGCTAACAATACCACAACAGCTTTAATGGTTCAGCAGAATAGCGCCAATAGTGATATCTTTGTTGCTTCTAATATTAGCACAGCGGTCTTTAAGATTGCTAATAATGGAGATGTTCTTATTAATGGTAATGGTGTTTATAAAAGAAATAATAGAGATGTTATTCTTGATACTAGCAACTACATCTTAACTGCTAGTAATAACCTTATAAATAAAGTTAGAGAAAACGATGATAACTCTAGTAATTACATATCAATAGCTAGTAAGAACGCTAGCAACTACATCTTAACTGCTAGTAATAACCTTATAAACAAAATTAGAGAGAATGATGATAACTCTAGTAATTACATATCAATAGCTAGTAAGAACGCTAGCAACTATATCTTAACTGCTAGCAACAACCTTATAAATAAAGTTAGAGAAAACGATGATAACTCTAGTAATTACATATCAATAGCTAGTAAGAACGCTAGCAACTATATCTTAACTGCTAGCAACAACCTTGTAAATAAAGTTAGAGAAAACGATGATAACTCTAGTAATTACATATCAATAGCTAGTAAGAACGCTAGCAACTATATCTTAACTGCTAGTAATAACTTAATAAACAAGGTTAGAGAAAACGATGATAACTCTAGTAATTTTGTATTATCTACTAGCAATCTGCTAAGCGAACGCTTGCGTATTCTAGATTTGCTTACAAGCAACATAGTAAATAATAGTATATCAACATTAAATACTAAGGTTAGAGAGAATGATGAAAACTCTAGCAACTATATCTTAACTGCTAGCAACAACCTTATAAATAAAGTTAGAGAAAACGATGATAACTCTAGTAATTTTGTATTATCTACTAGTAATCTGCTAAGTGAACGCTTGCGTATTCTAGATTTGCTTACAAGCAACATAGTAAATAATAGTATATCAACATTAAATACTAAGGTTAGAGAGAATGATGATAACTCCAGTAATTATATATCAATAGCAAGTAAGAATTCTAGCAACTATATCTTAACTGCTAGCAACAATCTTATAAATAAAGTTAGAGAGAATGATGATAACTCTAGTAATTTTGTATTATCTACTAGCAATCTGCTAAGTGAACGCTTGCGTATTCTAGATTTGCTTACAAGCAATATAGTAAATAATAGTATATCAACATTAAATACTAAGGTTAGAGAGAATGATGATAACTCTAGTAATTTTGTATTATCAACTAGTAATCTGCTAAGCGAACGCTTGCGTATTCTAGATTTGCTTACAAGCAATATAGTAAATAATAGTATATCAACATTAAATACTAAGGTTAGAGAAAACGACGAGAACTCTAGTAATTATATATCAATAGCAAGTAAGAATTCTAGCAACTATATCTTAACTGCTAGCAACAACCTTATAAATAAAGTTAGAGAGAATGATGATAACTCTAGTAATTTTGTATTATCTACTAGTAATCTGCTAAGCGAACGCTTGCGTATTCTAGACTTGCTTACAAGCAACATAGTAAATAATAGTATATCAACATTAAATACTAAGGTTAGAGAAAACGATGAAAACTCTAGCAATTTTGTATTATCAACTAGCAATTTCATATCACAACGGATTACTGATTTAACTACTGATATGATAACAGAAAATGAAAGTGCTATTAATAAGTTTATAGTTAATAATAGATATAATAATAATTTAGAGGTTAATGGTTCTTTAACTGTCAATTCTAATTTAATAGTGCTAGGTGATACCACGCAACTTCAAACAATAGTATATACTACTGAGAGATTGGAGGTTGTGAATGCTAACAATACCACAACAGCATTAATGATACAGCAGAATAGCCCTGATAGTGATATCTTTGTTGCTTCAAATATGAATAGTGCGGTCTTTAAGATTGCTAATAATGGAGATGTTCTTATTAACGGTAATGGTGATAATGGTGTTTATAAAAGGAATAATAGAGATGTTATCCTTGATACTAGCAATTATGTGCTTACTACTAGCAATAACTTAATAAACAAGGTTAGAGAAAACGACGAGAACTCTAGTAATTTTGTATTATCTACTAGCAATCTGCTAAGCGAACGCTTACATATATTAGACTTGCTAACTAGCAACATAGTAAATAATAGTATATCAACATTAAATACAAAGGTTAGAGAGAACGATGATAACTCTAGTAATTTTGTATTATCTACTAGCAATCTGCTAAGTGAACGCTTGCGTATTCTAGATTTACTAACTAGCAACATAGTAAATAATAGTATATCAACATTAAATACTAAGGTTAGAGAAAACGACGAGAACTCTAGTAATTTTGTATTATCTACTAGTAATCTGCTAAGCGAACGCTTGCGTATTCTAGATTTACTAACTAGCAATATAGTAAATAATAGTATATCAACATTAAATACTAAGGTTAGAGAAAACGACGAGAACTCTAGTAATTTTGTATTATCTACTAGCAATCTGTTAAGCGAACGCTTACATATATTAGACTTGCTAACTAGCAATATAGTAAATAATAGTATATCAACATTAAATACTAAGGTTAGAGAGAACGACGAGAACTCTAGTAATTTTGTATTATCTACTAGCAATCTGCTAAGCGAACGCTTACATATATTAGACTTGCTAACTAGCAATATAGTAAATAATAGTATATCAACATTAAATACTAAGGTTAGAGAGAATGATGAGAACTCTAGTAATTTTGTATTATCTACTAGCAATCTGCTAAGTGAACGCTTGCGTATTCTAGATTTGCTTACAAGCAACATAGTAAATAATAGTATATCAACATTAAATACAAAGGTTAGAGAAAACGACGAGAACTCTAGTAATTTTGTATTATCTACTAGCAATTTCATATCACAGCGGATTACTGATTTAACTACTGATATGATAACAGAGAATGAAAATGCTGTTAATAAGTTTATAGTGAATAATAGATATAATAATAATTTAGAGATTAATGGAACTTTAACTGTTAATTCTAATCTAATAGTTTTAGGTGATACAACACAACTTGACACAGTTGTTTATACTACTGAGAGATTGGAGGTTGTAAATGCTAATAATACTAGTTGTGCTTTAATGGTTCAACAGAATAGCCCTGATAGTGATATCTTTGTTGCTTCTAATATGAATAGTGCGGTCTTTAAGATTGCTAATAATGGAGATGTTCTTATTACTGGCGGTAGCGATGGTAGTGGCGGCGTATATAAAAGGAATAATAGAGATGTTATCCTTGATACTAGCAATTATGTGCTTACTACTAGCAATAACTTGATAAACAAGGTTCGTGAGAATGATGATAACTCCAGTAATTATGTATCATCTGTGAAAGATGATTTAATTTACCAGATAACCCAGCTTAATAACGAGCAACAAAACTATGTATTGGCGACCAGTTCAAATTTAGGCGACGGGCTAACAGAGGTAATTTATACTATGAATGTGAATAACAGGAACGCCAGTAATTATATACTAGCAACCAGTAATATAATACAGCAACGAATAAACGAGATAACTACAGACAAGATTACTGAAGGCGAGAAGAATAAGTTTATAATAGAAGATAGATATAATAGCAATCTAGAGATTAACGGACGGTTGGTTGTGAATTCAAATCTTATTGTTAATAGTTTGGCGACTATGCGTAATAGCCTAGATATTACAGGGAATGTTAATTTTACTGGAGAATTATATAAAAATGGTATGATATATCCCAACGGCAAAACATATACAGGTAGTTCCTCTATATTGTCGCAATTTAGTCCTATACAGATGCAATTCACGATGTATAAAAATGTTGTTGAGAAGACAGGCAGCGGCTGGCAATTTATTGACAATAACATTAATGTCGTAGATGACAAGGTTCAGGGCTTCTGTGTTCGCATTAAACCCAACCATTATTCTTCAAAAATATTGATAAATTTAAATTGTCATATAGGTATTGATTACGGGACTGACGCCAGATGGTGGGGGCTCCGGTTATATCGCAAGATAGGCGAAGCCGGTGAATGGACGCATATAACAGAGGCTGACGGGACGGGCGGCAGCGGCAGCGGCAGCGAAGCTAGCGGAGCTAGCGACGGGACTTCTTGCTGGCTATCGCACAATCTGGGAGCAGAGACGAGCACCTCTTCGTATTTTATAGCAAATGTCTCTGGTGCCTATTACGATGTGCCGGTGGTAGATACCGCAGAGGCAATCGCAGCAACCGCTGCCGGATTGTTCGTCTATTATACTGTGAAATGGTGCTCTCTGCTCGGCGACAATACGCAGGACGGCAAGTTATACTTAAATAGACCGGCAGTAATAAACGCCTTAAATGCGGCGATTGTTTCTTCTTCGTGGAATGTTAGCGAAATCTGGCAATTAGAAACATCGTATTTCCCTAAAGGCGGGATTGTAACTAAATATACGCCAACGCAAACACAGTTTAGCATCTATAAGGATGTTGTTGAAAAAATGTCGGGTGGCTGGGATTTTATTGATAATAACATTAGTATCATTAATAACAATATTCAGGGTTTTTGTGTTCGCATAAGACCAAACCATTATACCTCAAAAATATTGATAAATTTAAATTGTCATATAGGTATTGACTATGGGACTGACGCCAGATGGTGGGGGCTGCGGCTATATCGCAAGATAGGCGAAGCCGGTGAATGGGCTCACATAACAGATGCTGACGGCACAGGCAGCGCAGGCGTTGGGACTACTTGCTGGCTCTCGCACAATCTTGGTGCGGAGGCTAGCACATACTCGTATTTTATAGCGAATGTCTCTGGTGCCTATTATGATACACCTAATGTTATGGATACCTATGTATATTATACTGCTAAGTGGTGCTCACAACTAGGGGATATATCACAGAACGGCAAGTTATACTTAAATAGACCAGCTACCTATAATGTCGCTAACACCTCCAATACGGCTGTCTTGTCGTCTTCGTGGAACGCACAAGAAATCTGGCAACGCGAGACGACTTTCATCCCTAAGAATGCGGTTATATGTCAAAATATGTCAATACAGACGCTCTTTAATATATATAGGAATATTGTGGTTAAAACAGGGGGCGGCTGGCAATTTATTGACAATAATACCAGTATCATCAGCGACAAGATACAGGGTTTTTGCGTGCGTATCAAGCCCACCCACATCTCCTCTAAGGTGCTCGTCCATCTTTCGTGTCATATAGGTATTGATTATGGGACTGACGCCAGATGGTGGGGGCTGCGCCTATATCGTAAGATTGGCGAAGCAGGAGCGTGGGCTCACATAACAGAGGCTGATGGTAATAACCTAATAGACAACAAAGGGACTTCTTGCTGGTTGTCGCATAATCTAGGGGCGGAGGCTAGCACCTCGTCGTATTTCGTTGCGAATATATCGGGCTCATTCTTTGATTTGCCTGCGACATCCACCGAGTTCGTCTATTATACGGCGATGTGGTGCTCTCAGTTAGGCGATAATACGCAAGACGGCAAGATATATTTAAACAGACCAGCGACATACAATGAGGGTAATAGTGCGGTCTTGTCGTCGTCTTGGAACGCGCAAGAAATCTGGCAATTAGGGACGCCCTATGAGCCCACAGAGTATTCTATAATTAACATTTTTAATAATAATAATGTAGGCATAGGCACCACGAACCCCATATGTAAATTAGATGTGAATGGGACGATTAATGCGATTAATTACTCAACAATAAGTGATAGGCGATATAAAAAGGATATAAGGGGTTTGGATAGTTCGCTTGAATTGATTAATAGGCTGTTGCCGGTATCATACTTAACAATCGACCAGAACGAGGGAGATAAGAGGAATTATGGATTTATCGCTCAAGATTTACACAAAGTGATACCAGAGGCTGTTAATGTGCCTGCGAATGATAGCAACAATTATACGATAGAATATATGTCGCTAATCCCGCTATTAACAAAGTCTATCCAAGATTTAACGGAGACTGTAGGGAGGCAACAAAAGACGATAGATGATTTAACAGCGAGACTTGACAGGCTAGACAGACTTGACAGGCTAGACAGACGCTAGGCTACCGCTCGCCATATCTTAGTATAGCGAAGCCTTATATAGATATTTCGGGTAATACTAACATATTTTTATATTATAATAATATTATAGTAAGGATAAAAAAGATAATATGGCTGATACCACCGTAATTACTAAAGTTGCTTCTAAAACATCGCCTAATTTGTCTTTCAAGGTGGAGAAGTTATTATCTAAGACTGAGGCGCTCGTATTGTTATGTAGTAAAGCGAGCGCTTATTGGTCTATGGTTAAATTTGCCTTCAATATACCTTTAGTTTTAACATCATCTGCTATGTGTATCATCAACAGTATTAGCGAGGATGCTAACGAAGTTAAGATACCTAATATCGTTGTGAATGCTATTAGTGTTCTTATTATATCGCTTAATAACAGCATTAAGGCTAGCGAGAAATGCGATTTATTCAAGCGATTAGGGCAACAATTCTTATTATTAGCGGGACAGATTGAGAATGACGACGAAATAGACGACCACGAGTTCAGTCTGCTAGCATTAAAATACGAGAACCTGATAAATGATATATTATTCGAAGAAATACCAAACAGATACAAGATGCAAGTCGTAGAAAGTTTTAAAGATAGGCATCTGCCTCTACAACTTAACGGCACCATAGGAAATAACAAGACATTCACCGCACCTAATAGCGCTGAGATTGTTATGCGACAACAGAACGCTATGAATATGGCGAACCCGTAATAGATATGTAATATTATTCATATTCATTCATTATTCATATTCATTCATTATTCATATTCATTCATAATCTTCGTCATCATATATATTATAATTGTCATTATCTTTGCTATTATAGTCAGCATCCTTTTCGTCATTCTTATAAGTATCTGCTATGTCGCCTTCGTCGGCACCTGCTCCGTCTCCTCTAGCATCACCATCGTCGCCGCCACCACCGCCTTCGGCTTCTCCGTCTTTATTAGTATTATAGGTATCTTTAATACCAGCTGCTTTCATTTGTCGGCGAATATCATTCTGTTCTACATCTAAGTCGGCATTATCTTTTAATTTTTTAATTTTGTATTCTTCACGCTTTTTATCAAGGAATATCGTGATTTCTTCGGGACTTAAGAACTTGTTATATTTACCTTCTAAGTATGTTTTTAAATAGTCATAGAGTTTGTCAGCTTTATCTGCTACAAATTTCTTAGGGATATTTTCAACTCCTAATAAATCAGGGTAATTCAAGCAGTTTGCGATAACCGCTAGGTTTATAATATTAACGACAACCTCATCTTCTTCATCATAATTTTTATTTAAATCATAGAGATACTTAGAAATCTTTTTGATGTCTTTAATTGAGTTCATAACCCTATCTCGTAATACCGCATCCGCTCCCGCTGCTCCCGCTACAGACACATACAATATCTTACATATATTAAGCAATATCTCTTTGTAATTTATAAACGCACAATTTAAAAAATCGCCGATAATATTACTCTTTATATTCTTAAGTCTCTTGATGTTGTCGGTAATCGCCTGTTTAACAGCGTCAATATTGTAATTTTTAAGATTTACAATTAGATTACTAGGCAATAGTGGAGATTTACCATCCATCTCATCTAGCCACTCGACAACACCATAATGTTTAAAATTATAAACAAAGGGTTTTTTAATTACATATTTAATGTGTTTAACCTTGTCCCTAACTTCGTTTGCGAATATGTCCTTATCGTCATCGTCGCTAGCATCGCTAGCATCGCCTTTGCTTACGGAGCCTTTCTTGTTCTTGTGTAATTTAGCAAGAGACGACAGTCGAGGCAGCGTATATCTGGTGTCCCGCTCCTTGTTATTTAGATTAACTTTAGAATAATGTTCTTTCAACTTTATAATCTCTGTGTTATCGTTATTGACAAAGTCGCTTATGTCATTAAAGTTGATGTCTAGTTTGCGTAGGCAGCAGCCTTGTATATACTTGTGTATCTTTTCGTATTTAGAATTAATATTAGGCGTTAAAAGCAGTTTATCTATGTAATACTGTTCTTCGTCGGTATATTTATTTCTATCAACGGAGCATCTATTCTTAGCGTCTATATTCTTCTTGTTAAGCAGTTCATTCAATACGGCTTCGCCCTTATCCTTATACTCGTTTTTAATAATATTTACTAGGGTTTTTTGTAAAACATCGGTATTTATCATATAATCGTTGTCGTCGCTCAATCTAAAGTGGTCTATTGACAATTCTATAATATAATATAGCAGCCCTTTGCTATTGAATGTGTCAATATGCCTTGGGTTCATCGTATTCGCATTAAGCACTATGTTGTTTTTTAATATGTTGTCCTGTGTATCCACAATCCAGAAGCAGATAGCCTCGTAAAATATAGAGTTGATTGCGGCTACGAACTCCTTATTAGCGGTCTTCACTATATCTATGTGCGTCTTCTCTATAAACTCTTCGGCTACAGCCTTCTTTATATCATCATACCATTTGTGGCGCTTGTCTAGATTGCTTTTAGACAAACATAAATCCAAATATAAGGGCACTCTTTCGGCATATTTCTTGGCGTATTTTTTGATATCTTCGGCTCCGGCTGTTTTCAACTTCTTCAACTTTTTAAGGTATATTTCATATCGTGTTATTGTTAGATTGGTGCGATATTTTTTAAATATGTGGTTAGACAGAGCGTCGTAATCAATATCAATATTGGCTACATCATTAACCTTCTTAATCAACTCTAGAATAATTCTTAAAATCTCTATAAACGCCTTATCATTCCTAAAGTGGATGTTTGCTATATACCTGTTAATGTCATAATTATTATTAAGAGCTGTTGTCGTAGGGATAGTGCCTATGCCGTTTACGGCGCTACCAATATCATCGGCATCGCCGACAATCCCCTTGTTTTCGTCTTCAATAATATCGTCATCATCCTGTAGCCCTTCGTAGTTGTCTATGTCGTTTCCGTCGCTAATCGCCTTGTTTTCTCTCTTAGATATGACATACTTTTTCCCGTCCTTGTCGTAATCAAATATATGCTCTCGTGAATATACAAAGTCGTTCTTGACATTCTCACAATCCTCCTTAATATATTCTAAATTTTCTTGTGCCTCTAATATATCGTTGATAGTCTCTAGAGCATTATCTATATTTATGGTTTTTATAGATAACTTGAGTTCGTCTATTATATCCTCAATTGTAATAGCGTCCTCGTTTATCTGCTGAATAATATCATACACATTATAATTTTTCAAAGCGATAACCTCTGTCTGTATGATGTCGCTTTTGTATTTTATTATAATATCCTTTGTCTTCTCTAGAAATGATTTCACCTGCGGGGATATATTGACGACCTTGAGCGTCTTCTCAATATTATCATAAAATGTCAGTTTCTTATTAATCAAGACAGGGCGCTTAATCTTGAAGCTACCGTGAGCGTTCTTGCGCTCCTTCTCGCTCTTTATAATAGAATACATACAGTCTGTTAAAACCTCCAAATCCTTATTGCTTATAAAATCCAAAGAATAGTCGTATTTTTTAAATATATTATTGATATTACCGTAGTCTAGATAAAAGGCATCTTTATTGCTATTAATCTCCCTAATAATCATCCCGATATCAGGGCGTGTATTCTTGATTAACTCGTAAATATCGGCTGCTCCTGCTGTGCCGGACTTGTAGTTCGTATTAACGCTGTTTAATAGATGCGATGCTATCTTCGCATACATATAGTCATTCACAGTCGCTGTAGGTATCTTGTAATAGGCACCAGATATAGGAAGAGCGATACCCTCCCCGCCTCCGCTGTCCCCATCAGTATCATTAATATTATAAATGTTCTCAACCTTCTCTACGCTAGCACAATTAACAACAGAGTAATCCTTGATAATCTGGTGATATTTAGGGTAATCTTTGTGGGAACTAGCGTCAGCAGCGTCAGCAGCGTCAGCAGCGTTAGCGTCCCCAATAACAATACTTGTATTATGTGTTGGTTTCAATCTTATTTTATTAGATTTTCTGTCATAGGATACGGCAAACTTACGCTTAGTGAATTCACGAAGGTCGCTCTTGTTATTGTATTTGCCGATAAAGTTATACACGGCATCTTTAGGGTTGCCGCCTTCGCCGCCTTCGCCGCCTTCGCCTTCTTCGTCTCCGTATTTTTCTAGTTCGCCTTCGGCAGCAAAGATATAGTTAGAATAATCTTCTATTTTACCATTCTTGCTCTCGCGATTTACTAGTATCTCATAGAATAGGCTTCGTAATAAGTCGGCTTTCTTTTTGTCCTTAAAAAAAACATATAGACTGTTGTATATTTCTTCCTTATCCAAAGCAATAAAAGAGGGATTGATACGGCTCATCTCTTCAAAACTGAGTATCTCGGTATATTCAATATCTTCTAGTTCTTCGTCTAAGTATTCTATATCCATATCCATTACGAACTTATGTCTCTATTTACTACAATAATATATAATATTATTAGATAAAAAAGAATAATTAGAATTATAAAAAGGGCATATAAGGAGAAGCCAAAGGCTAATCGCCGAGCAAAAGCGTATCTATCTAAATATTATCAATAGCAAACTTCACCCAATCATTTTTAATCTTTGATAGTTCTTCGATGATTACTGCGCAGTTATCGTCTAGAAATGTGGAGAATATCTTGGGAGTGCTAGGGGCATCAACGCCTTCTAGAGATACTCTCAAAATCATTAAGGATTTTAGCGGATGCGGGCAGATATAGCCGATATAGGTACAGGCTATTTTATCCTTGTATTTATTATTTTCTCTAATATAATGATTGTGGATATGGGATTGTATAATATTACCGAGCGTGTCATCTTCGTCTTCAATAATGAACTCGTAAGTTCCTGCGATATCTTGAAATTGCTGTATTTTAACCTTTGATGATGTCGCAGCAGTAGCCGCGTTAGCATTATTCAATTCACGCCGAAGCAGTTCTAATTTACTGATGATAATGTCTAGCGATTTAGAAACTAGATATTTGGAACTGATATTGTGGTTTATGCTTTCAATATCAAACTTGAACCGCACAGCATCTCCATATTTATTCTTGTAATACGAGCGCTCCTTGTCTAAGATATTATTCTTCTTATCAGCCTCTTTGGGGTCTTGGATATACGAGAAGTTAGAGAGCGACACCGGATTAAACGACGCATTATCACGACCAGTCCGCTTAACGACCTTCGCTTTGAAATGTAGGTGCTCGCCGGTTCTCAGGCGTGTTATTAAGATATGGTCGCCTGATATATTGTTCGCAGGGAAAATATCGGCGAGTTCTTTCTTTTCTATATTAACCGAATTACGAGTAGCCGTTATATCGCTAGTTAGGACATCTAGCGTCTTGTTGGTGGTATTCTTGACATTTAATTCAATATGAATGCTATTATCTTTATAACTGTCTATCTCGTCCTCTTTAAGACAGATAGGGATGAGCCCGATGCGATGAATAATAATCTCGTTGTGAAGTGCGCCATTATTCACGATGATATCCACACTAGGCTCATCGTTCTCTAGTTTTTCCCCGATAATACCGGTAATAGGGATGTCGGTTAATATAACACGGCGAATACCATTAATAATTGCTAGGTCTATATTATTTATTTCAAAACTAGAACAGCCTGAGGGTTCGTCGTAATTGTAATTTTGGAATGTAGGCATTTTGTATAGTTAATATACTATATCTATATTATATATCATTTTTTTATATATTACAAAAAAAGAAGTCATTTATCAATAATATCTATCTAATGGTTAACACGGCGGACACGATGACGGCGTGCGGGAGATGCTGAGCGAGGACGGCGAGGACGACCGCCTTCTTGAGCCTCAACCTCCTCATTTCCGCCATATGACATACGACCTCTAGATGCTGGACGGCGCTTGGGCTTTACTACCTTCTTAGGCGCTTTCTTAAACACACGACGGCGTCCACCTTCTTGAGCCTCTTCTTCTTGTGCCTCCGCTTCATAATCCTCGTATCCACCATATGTCATACGGCGCTTGGGCTTTGCCGCTTTCTTTACACCTGTCATCGCTTTCTTTACTATGACTTTCTTCTTATACGCACGAAAACGCCCACCAGCCATACCAGTCGCACCAGTAGCACCGTTAGTATCCATAGACAACATATTAATAGGAGTTTTCATAGGATTACTAGTTCCACCATTTTTCTCCTTCTCTTCTTCTTTAGCGTTGTTCGCAAACATTTCATTTAACTCCTCAAAGAACCCGCCAACGCTTCTCCTCATCTTAGGAAAAACACGGCGCTTCGCGGGCTTCACGGGCTTCGCAGCAGAGCGGACAGGCTTGCGCTTAACAGGAGAGGCAGAGCGGACAGGCTTGCGGACATACTTCTTCCCTCCATTCATAGCGCTTTGGATTTGTTGCATAAGGCTTTCAACCATATTCACTATATTTCTTTCTATATATATACGCGATTTTTATTTTATTTTGTAAATATAAAAAATAATACAAAGGAATATAAAGGATATTTAACGCAGGGCAGATGGAGGACGGGACTTAAGAGATTAAGCGATTTTAAGAGATTAAGCGATTTTAAGAGATTAAGCGATTTTAAGAGATTAGGCTAGTCATTATAGCAAAACACATAGAGGTTCTCGGCGACATCTCGTTAATGGGGTTGGACGCAAAGAATTGGATAAGGGTCTTAATGTTGTTAATGTCGTTGCACTGACAGATGTAGTGATACACATTACCCATAGTAATCATCTTTGTCTTATAGGTATTAACTTGGAGATTACGCAGTTGCGCCAAATGATACTGGATAATCGGCGGGAACTGCTTATCCATCTCTTTATTCATCTTGTAGCGGTTATAATTGGGGTAATAGACGGTCGTCGCCTTATAATAGGAATACAGACTGTCCTTGATAGTTGAGATGATAGTATGGACGAGATATGTCGGGTCTATCTTCTGTCCGTTATTATCCACCGGCAAATTAATATAGGGATGGTAATTGGCGATATAATCTTTGATGGTATATTCGGTCTTGTTTTTCATATATACCGACAGGATATTCATCCAAATATTTGGATGACACGGGTCAGTCTCTTCGCGATAATTGATAGCGTCCGTAGAAATCTTGTATAATTTCACTTTGCTGCCGCTGCTGCCGCTGCCGCAGCTCGCTACCATCTTCTTAACAATTAAACCATAACTATACGGCATCGTATTGATATGCGCGTATGCCTCCTGAATATTATTGAACGGCAAGGGATATTTAACGCCGACCTCTAGCAGCGACGGGATAATAGAGGACATAATGTCATTTTCGGCGAGCGAACAGCGATGCTTCGTATTGATGTGAAACATCTCCATATAGTTCTCTCCTAGCAATCCAGTATAATCTACAATATGTCGGTTTTCGTGATGAACGATAATAAACTCATAAGCCATAGCAGGGTCTAGATGTTGGACGAATAAGCCTCGTAGTTTTGCGGATAATTCTTCGGCTGTTAGAGCAGTATCTTCAGCAGTCAAATGATGCCTAAAGTATTTATAGAGAATTTCGTCAAACATATTGCCGTGCGTTTTTGTAGGATGCGAGAACTTAGAACTGTTCGCATCGGGGCAACTGGAAGTCCCGAAATACCACTCATCCTTATAATGATAGACGGTGATAATTGTGCCGTCATACGCCTCATATACTTTGTCGGCGTCGCTCGCTTTAGCGTCGCTGCTCGCTTTAGCGTCGCTGCCGACGAGCGTAGAGATGTAAGTATTGTAATTGATACGCTCTGGGATAGAGTTAGCGTAAGTAACTACAATATTATTATTACAATTGAGACTGAAGTCTAGGACGATACTTCTGCACTGTTCGTATAACTCCTTAAAGTTATCTACATTATTCCTAATATAGGTATTGTGTAGCAGGACAATATCGCTGCGTCCCTTGAACTTCTTGACTTTCATCATAGGCCAGAGGTGATACTTCTTTAACAGAGAAATCAGGCAGTTAGCATAACTGTTGTTAGCATAACTGTTGTTAGCATAACTGTTGTTAGCATAACTGTTGTTATCCGCTACGGCTACTCTCGCTACGCACTCTAGCGACGCTTCGCTCATATCACCCATAACAGGAACGACACTAGCTGCGCCGGCGTAGCGTTCTTCATAGAGTTTAAATGTTTCTTCTATAAGTTCATAGAGGTTGGTAGGAAATTTAACAGGAGAACAAGCGGAAGTCATAGTGTAATTGTATTAATAGATATACAATACTTTCTTATATCAATTTTTATATTTATAATAGAAAAAATAATGAATAATATGATGATTATCATATCTCTATTTCTTATAGTATTTGTCAAACCATACTTGTCCTACCTGCTTGGATGCCTCTTCGCTGGTAATTCGCTGCTTGATAATCTCGTCTCGCATAGACAAGAAATACTCTAGGCTTGAATATTCAAACCCTGTCTCCTTTGTTACCATATCAAAAAGCATAGGATATCTTTCTATAAAAAATTTAAACTTGTCATTACCGCTTATGTTATTAACTAAAACTGTATGCGGGACTGCCCCTTTATTGTCGTGGATAATAACCATAATATCTTGAACGATATCACAAATTGCCTTGTTATCTAAGCCGTCGCTAAGAAAGTCTGGCTGCTCGCTAGACTGACTGCCGCCGGTATTAACCTTTTTTATACTACTGTCGTATCCTCCAACATTACTAGCTCCTCTCTTCTTATTAGAACTCATTTATATAGTTCTTTATGTTATTTAATCTTTATATTATTTATTTTTTTATTCCCTCTATTGTAATAGAATAATACAAATACAAAAATGGGAGGTGAATTAATGTATACTGAGTTAGATTATAGCCCTAATGTTAAAGCACCGGAACCCTTAAAGAACGCAGGATTATACACAGGTGATGTTTTATTTGATAAGAAACCTTGGGGGAATAACTATGTGATACCTAGAGTTGAGCCAGATGCCGTAGCATACTGTTCGCATTTTTACGCAAGTCATCATATACCCTCTTATAATAGACCTGGTAATAATACCGTGAATAGCGGAGATTATAAAAAATATAATATAATTGATAATGCCGCTAATGTCCCTAATGTATATAATATAGAATGTCATACAAATACTATCTAGGCTGTCATCGTAGTCGTTGTAGTCGTCATAGTCATATTGGTATTAGGAGGCGGCTTTCTAATGATGTCTTTGTGTTTTTCTAGAAAATCGCATATATATTTATAGGTTTCATCAACCTGCGCGAATGTTATACCGCCTGTAATCAATACGCTACCGCTTTCAAATAATGCTCCAGTAACCTTCTTACATTCGCCTAGATTTTGCCCTGTGCCTTTGCCATAGCAATACTTCGGGCACGAACAGATACCATTCTTGTTTTTATTGTGAATATTCCAGAAGTATTCTAGTTTAACGCCTTGATATATTCCGGGCTGAAAACTACACTTATTGTTGTGGTCATCGTTAATAAACAACTTATGGATTTCTTTGCGGCGGATTTCAAATCCATTTTTCAGTTCTGGGTCGTGATAAACCTTGAAGTCTGTGTTAATCATCCTTATTTTAAAGTTCTGGTATTTCAAATCCAGAACATAGTCAGGCTCAGGATTAACAATAATAGCCTTGTCAATATTGTTATATATTGAAGTAATTTCATTAATAATATGATTGACTATTTCTTCGGTATCCTTGATATCCTTGATACCCGTTAATTGTATATTGCCGTTCTTGAATATTTTCACATTAGGGATATATTTATCGCTAAACTTGTAAATAACCGTAACCTGATTGTCAAACCTGTTCTTTTTCATAGTATTCTTCTTGCTCTTCCTGCGCTTCTTAGGATATACGCCTTTAGAAGCATCAGTCCCGTTTTTCATAAACTGAGCCCACACGACGCCTTTGTCGCCGCTTTCAGCAACATTCTCTATCACTTCAATATTGTCAAATAATATACCCAGATTAACATTAAGATTATTACCTACATTTGCGTTGCATGTTATAGTAGAAATCCTATAAGGAGAAAAGTAAATACCTGAAACGGCAGCAGCAGCGGAGGCAGTCGTAGTCATCTTATCGTTTTAGCGCATATATATAAAGATTGTTATTCTTATATCAATTTTTAGTTATTAGAGACTATTAAACTGAGTTTATTGTCAATTGTGCTCGCAGCGCTAGCGCCTTTTTTCTTGGTGGTTTGATGCTGGCTCTGGTTATCTAGTTTAATGTGCATGTTGTCAGTAATATTCTTTAAATACGAGGTATTGACAACTTCGTATGTAAAATTGGTAGAAATCATAGGCGGTAGGTTTAGAATATATGTCTTGTCATTCGTGTAATGACCTTTGCGAAACTCTTCAATAGTCATAGGACCATTAAATATTTTTAGAAGAAATCGCGATGGCGCAGGGCGGATAGGATGCGAGAACCCATAATGTTTGCTAAGCATCTGTATCAAACTGTTAATTTCCCAGACTTTGTCGCTACCGCTGTGAGAGGAGAAGTTATACGCGTTAGCACATTCTAGCGAGCAGAAGTTCCCAAATAACACATAGGTATCTGTTTTAATATTATATTTATAGGGCATCCCGAATGTCCGGTTGTCTATAGGATGACAACACCAGTAGCAGTTATTATTAGAATTCAAGATTTCCTCTTTGTGTGATACTTTCAAAGAATACTCACTATTACTATTGTCAAATATAATGTTATCTTGAATAGTGCTGTAGGTGTTGTTCTCATTTATATAAAAACAGTTTGGCTCATAGGGCTCTGGAAACTCGGTGCTTGTTGCGTTGTCAGCTATATTCAGTTTGGCGATTTGCGTATTAGACAAAGGCAACTGTAATATGATGTCCTCGTTATCAACTACAGAGATATCCTTTATTATTGTATTCATTAAATTCTTTTTCTTCTTTGTATCACTCGCATTAGCATCGGCTGTTTTCGCTTTTCTAGGCATTTTATAAGCGTCGCTGAATGCTTTCCTTATATTAAATATATATGCGTTTATTATTTATATCATTATTACTTGTCATCAAAGTAGTCCTTAAAGTATGCTATATTTTTAATTAATGCGTCATTCGCATTTGCGGCAGCGTTAGTCGCAGCGCTAGCGCTAGCGCCGTTGCTAGGTGGACTGTCAAATACCAAATCTTTATTTCCCGATATACATTTCATCTTTATCTCTCGTATTTCAGTATTAAGGGTATTTATGGTATCTATTAAATATTTAATTATATATCCTGATAATAATATTAGTATTAATACTAGCAAATCCATCCTAAACTCTTTTTATTAAAGATGGATATAAAAAATATAGAGACACACCCACCTAGCCTACTTATCTAGCCCAAATAAAGTTGCATGTCCCGTTAATTACAGAGAATACATTAATCACCCTCGTATATACGATAACATCTAATTTAACATCCTTCTCTTGGATATAATCCACCGAATTTCGCTTTGCTAACTCAAATAAATATTTGTATTCGGCTGTCTTCGTAATGTCTTTTGTGTCGTTCCCTTTGTTATTGATTTTCAGGTATAGCGAGGTGCTCGTCATCTGGTTATTAAAAGAGCCTGCGCTCATTATCTTCTCAGGGAACAAAGAGAACGAATAGCAATATATGCCCGTCCTAGGCACCTGCGTATGATACTGGTAGGGCTGTATGTTATTATAATAGTAGGCTTTCTGGTCTTCGCGTATTATAGTATCCGCCCACTTAATTTGCGCGCTCTCTAGCAATCCCATAGTCTCGTTATATGTGTGCGAAGCAGTATAGTTGTCGTGTATATTCAGTTTTTCCGGTATATCTGCGCGACGCAATACCCATATAATCTCTTTAATGTGATTATAAGAACTTGTCAAGGTGTAAGCTCCAGCGCTGCTAGTGATATTTAGCGCCTGAAATGTCTGCCGTTTCACATAATCCACCACATATTTAACAATCCCTTCCGTCTGTAATGAACTCATCCTGTAATCGCTATCTAGGAATACATAGTTCGCATCTAGAAAAAACTGAATATAACTACCGCTCTTCAAAAAAGTATTGATATTTATATTGTCCTTATATATGTTATTATAAAATGCGGGCGACACATACATCTTCAACTTGTCGCACCATACCTGATATAACATCTCAATATCATTAACCTCGACATCCACCTTTATCTCCTGATTTTGTATCTTGTATAACGGGAGCGCCAGAGATGGATTACGGGTGAACCAGAAGTTTAAGGGCACCTGTAATACCCGCTCTTTTATTGAGGGATTGTCGGCGTCCGCTATTTTGTCCTTAGACGGATATACACGGTTATATAATATGTTATTCTTGATGACATACCTCGTGTTGTTGTTATTAGGATTGGTGTATTCGGGAATATTCCCAATAAGTTTATTGTATTCAACTCCGTCCTTGTTTGTCAATTCATTCCAGATATTCATCCATTCTCCATATACCTCATCTATTGTTATCCCGTCTATCCTGATGGTAGCCGTTTTAATAAAGTTGTGTCCTACATTATTTACCCACCTGAACCTGTGCGTATCCGTAGAATATATGTTTGGTAGATTAAAAGACAGATACATATTACTTACTAAATCACCATAGCGTTTAATCTCAAAAGTCATCTGTATATTTGCTGTGGTAATCGTTAAGTCTATAGAAGCGTTCTTTATAGGAATGATATTCTTGTTCTCCATAGAAAAATTAACATGCTTATTATACACATATTTATAGTAGTTAATACAAGGGCTTATATTAATATATGCGTCCATTTGTCCCTTTAAAACTAACTGTGTTATACCACCGCCCATTTTAATATATTACGATACTTTAATATTATACTTTAATATTATCTTATATAATCCGTAGCTTGTTTGCTTACTCACTTACTCATATTGCTTTATAAAATTTAAGAGGTTTTCGTATGTCCTTTCTTCTTCAAATGACGCAAGGATAGTAGGAGAGCCGCCTGCCGCGTTATCAACCATAATGAAAGCCGGAAATCCTGTAATCCCTAGGCTTTTAACACGCTCTATATGCTCTGCTCTATCGTATTTTTTTAGCGATACATTATTAAATGTCTGGGCGCTCAAGTCATCCCAATAGCCCTTAGCGTTAAACACTTTGCAATGTTCGCAAGTATCCATATAGTAATACTCAAAACTATATCTCTTTTCACTAAAAAAACTCTCCCGTATCATCTCCTTATTAGCAATAAGTATAGCAAATATAAACACCGCAGATATCAGTATGATACCTGTTAAGGTTATATTGTTAGAGCCCTTGCCTTTTCCCATACTCATACCTTTTCCAAAATTCATACCCATACCTTTTCCAAAACTCATTCCATTTGATTTAGCCATTCAATTCTTCCTAACATAATGATATATTATAAATTACAATTTATAAAATATTATTAACAATATCGCAGACATTATGGTATTTCTTTACAATTGCCTCTTTCATACTGGTATTATCATAGGTGAATGATATATATGTATAGAAGTTGTCAATATCATTTGCTATAATGCTATTTAAAAAGTCTTCAAGTATCTTGTTATTCACTAGGATAATCCGGTGGTCTAAAGTATCGTAGTTAATATTAGAGACTGTATTAACAACATAGACGCTAAAGTCCTTGTTCTCTAGCAACTCCTTATAATCGACTATATCTTTGTCGCATACTACGATAGTCCTATATATTAAATGAGTTCTATAAATATTATCTAGGTCTTCTACGAATTGATTTTTTAAATCTAAATTCATATAATATGGTATATTATATCATACTATATATATATAATTTTTATATGGTATATGGTATATGGTATATGGTATGATATGGTATGGTATGGTATGATATGATATGATATGGTATGTCCTATAGTATCCTATAATATCCTAGACACATCGTTTTATATATAAGATTATTAAATATATTTAGTATTATAATGGATGAGAAAGTAATTAAAATTGGTCTCTCTGTTTTTCAAGGTAGATATAATATAGATGTTCCCGTGAATATTATGAATAAAGCGGACGCTCTTAAAAAATCATGTAGTTGCTTTGATTCGTATTATGACCCAAAGATGATATGGGAGAAAAAGTTAAATAACAAGAAGGAGAAGAGCCTACATATCGCTAATAATACAGGGACAGGAGCCGCCACTAATAAAGGGCGGTTTCATATTATTATTCCAGACTTTTCTGTTAATTCTTGTACTAAGAGGGCATTAATCGGCTATTTAAATAAACTTACAGCAAAGAACAAAGAGACCATCTATGTTAAAATAAAGGCTATTATTGACAATAATAAGAGCGTAAACGGCGTAAACGGCATAAGCGGCATAAGCGGCGTAAGCGGCACCGATGCCGACTTACCAGACTTAAAAGATATATTCTTATCTATTTGGTCTTACATTAAGGCGACAGACAGTATTGACGGAGAAAACAATATATATATTAAATTGCTAGAATATTTTGACAGCGCCTTCTTAACTAGTAATATAGATAGGTTATGGGACAGTTATCTTGTTAATAAGGAGTGGATACCGCCCAAATATATATTTGAGAATAACCTGTTATTACTGAATAACGAGTATGAGTTATACTGCGACTACATTAAATGGAAAAAAGGGGTTCATAATTTAAATATTATATGGATTAAATACAAGCCGACAGAAATTTCGGTGCTGCTAAACGACATATACGGATACTTAACTGAGAAATGTATTGGTAATCCTAGTATTCACAAGTATATTATAGATATATTTATAGAACAGATTTTAAAGATATTAAACAACTGTAATAATAAGCAGGTGGTTAAAGCGATGGTTGAAAAGATGAAGTTGCTGGATGTCAAGAGTTTCGACAGTTCTACCAGATTTTTAATATATAATATTATAGAAAATAAATAATTTCTATTATTATAGTATAGAGAATAATGAAAGAAGCTGACAGCACTTTATCTTTTTACAGCAGTTTATTTATACAATTAATATTCGTATTGCTGCTTGTAATCATTTGGAGTTATATATATAAGTTAGAGAGCGTCGGTTGCGAATGCTCCGAGCATCCCAACAAGGAGTTCATTAAGACATTCACCATAGTTGCGCTAGTATATTTCTTCATAACTGCGTTTGTCTCGCTTAAAAGCATCGCTAAGAATATGGGAACTGCGATAGTCCAACTGCTAGCATTTGGTACCTTCATCTTCTTCTTGACCTTCGTCGTCTATATCTATTACGCCTTTGACTATGTGCGCTTTTTAATGAACGAGAAGTGTAAGTGCTCTGACGATTTGCGCCGTGATATTATCGCTATAGGAACTATGATATCGTTATTCTTATTCATAACGCTCCTATTCACCATCATAATCATCCCTATATTGATAAGCACCCTAACTAACCTGTTAGTCAAGATACAGGAGTTTGAGGGAGAAGTTGAGGAGGTTATAAAGAACCCTGTTAAGTCTATCCGCAACACTCCTGGGCGTTTATTAAGCAGCACTAAGGATATTGGCTCGTTTGTCAAGAAGACTGCTTCTAAACTTACTAAGGGAAAGAAGGGACGCTAAAGCGGGCTAAACGCTGAGATTTATTTTTATTATTAAATATAAAAAATATATAATACATATACATTACATTCTACCTACTTCCTTACAGTTCGCACGCTATCGCCTAGAGTTCGCTGTCAATCTCCCTTACGGTTCATAGACATCGCCTAGAGTTCGCTGTCATCTATAAAGATTTCAGGCAGGTAAGGTGCGAGTATTTCTTCAACGATTAGGTCGGGTTTAAACTCGTCATATGTCATAAATATCTTAAGCAACTGCTCTGAAAACCCTGAAATCATCGCTGTGCCTTCAGTCTTACAATTCACAGGGAAGGACTGCTTGTGGCTAGAATTGAGGTTCCAGAATATAAACTTAGGTGCCGTATAGTCGGCAGCTTTAAACAATTTAACAATAGTTTTATACAGCACTTCAATACCGTTTTGTTCTTTACCTACTACATCTACAGTCGCCTCGTCAAACTGCATATCGGTAAAGATGAATAGTTTCTTAGGCATATCAGCGTCAGCAATATTATGCTCCTTGCCGTATTTAATAATCATCTCGCAACTTTTAACAAAGTTAGTATTATAGCCAAACTCCACATCAACCAGAGATTTAAAGCAGGTATATAGCGATGGCTCTATGTCCTTCTCGGTATATTCCTTGTATAAATCATCGGGGATTAGGGATACCAACTCAGGAGTGTCGCTGAATGTAATGAACTTATTTTTAAACAGTCCTTTACAACACATAGAGGTTATGATACCTAGAGAGATGGCGACTTGAGCCGGCACGCTACCGTTGCTTGCTGAGAACATAGAGCCCGACAAATCAATAATCGCCAAGGAGTTCCCGAGAATGCCGCTACTTTTAACATCATTCACGACAGCCCTCCATTGTAGTTCAATTGTTTCGTTCTCCTCGTATTCGTCATGAGTGCTACGCAGATTAACATAGTAATTCGCCAGTTCGTGAGGCAGAATACCAGTAATATTAATCTTGGCGTCGCCGCTCCTAACTTTTGCTAGGTAATCGCAATACCTGTCGCTATCGTGATTGCTAAAGGCTTTGTGTAATCTGCGCGATGCGACACCAGGGACACCCTCGTAGTTAATCTTGTCCCACTCATTATTACACATAAGTTTCTCCACAATATTAATCTTATTCCTGAGAGGAGCCAGATATTCTTTCCTATACTTCTCCATCTTCTTAGCATCATCTCTACCATAAAGGATGGTAGCAATCTTCTTGGCGAAATGCTTGCGACTGTCGTTCCTGTCATTCTCGCTAGGAGCCCACTTCGCACACAGAGAGACGCTTTTAACCTTCTTAGGACAGGCAGGCTCGCTAACAGGCTCCTCTGCGACAGTCTCATCGTCAGCATTCGCAGCATTCGCAGCATTCGCAGCATTCGCAGCATTCGCAGCATTCGCAGCATTCGCAGCATTCGCAGCATTCGCATGCTCACTAGCTACCATCTCGCTAATCTTCAGGTCAGACAAGTCATCACGCAACTTATCGGCAAACATAGTTAATTCGTAATTCTTGTCAATCATCCCGTCGCCTTCGTTCTCATAGCAGATATACAGCAAATCCTTCCAGCGCCCATATTTATTAACATAGGTTGATATGTTATTCATATAGGTATATGGCTTGTTGTCTCGCAGCCATAGCATCGCCTGATTAGATACAGTTTTCTCTTTTTTACCCTTCAACCTATCACGCCCATTAAAGATGATTGCGACAGTCTTCTTAGGATTAACCGCCCAGCACTTCTCTAGAAACTGGTGGTTCTGTTCCTTAGTAAGAGTGCGTGTATAGAGCATAAAGTAATCCACAATCTCATTTCCAGATGTATCCAGAGCGATAGCCCCGTTTTCGGTTTTGGTAAAAGCAGGCAAAGTCGACGAAGCGGACGAAGTCATTTTTCTTTGTTGCTTAATAGGTTGCTTGCTACTTAAGGGATTTACTGGCTGACTTATTGGCTTGCTGGCTTGTTAGTCGGTTAGAATACCGACTGGTTGGTCTTTAATATATAAACCAAAAGATGACTATCAATTTTTATTATTTCCTTTATATAATAGGAAATTTTGAGTATATTATTTTAGTATTTATATATTATAAATAGATGCTATGTTATATTTACCTTGGAAGTTCCAGAAGTCTAGAGTTATCAATTGTAAATTAAGGAGCGACCATTATTTGCTTAATAGTATTAGGGAATGGATAATACTACAAGAGCCCTCAACTACTACATCTACTCACAAGTGGTACAAAGATTTACCACAAGATATTAAAGAGATGTTTTATAATACCGCAAAAGACAAAAAGATAATAGAGATGTTTAGAAGATTATTCGGCGCCAGCGGTTATAAGATTGATATACTTCACGATATGAACGAGATATATGTATCACCGCCATCAAATAATAATAAGGATTTTGAAAAGAATGCGTCAGACAATATCTTTTATACGAGGCATATTGATGGACCATTTTTCTATATACCATTCGCATCCTGCTACAGGGTCATTATAGGTCTAGATGATAATAGGGACATTATGACGATATTTAATATGACGCCCGAAACATATATAATAAAAACTGGCGATGTTGTAGGATTTGATTTTCACAGAGAATGTCATTATATATCGCCGATTATTTGGAATACGGACGCAAAGGCGGCAGACACGCTAGCTACGCAAGAAAAGAGATACCGAGTAATCCTGAAAATACATTACTGCGTATATCCTTACTGGGCGATTGTATTTGGATTTATTCTAGGCAAACTAACAATACTGTATAACAAATTATTTAGAGACCTCTTCTTATTAACAATAAGACCTCGTAATAAATGTACGAGATACTTAGCAAAACTTATGGTAATATCTACGCAAGCATATCACGACATAGAGTTCTACATAGGATACAATAATATACAATATTTAGTAATCCTGTATTACATATCCTCAAATCTCCACGCAAACCTTTTCTTATTCGGCAGTTCCTTCGTCCATTACTTGAGATGGATTGATACCCAGAATTACAGTAGTGAGGTTAATAACATTTTTAGAAGAGACTACTATTTCTTCAAATTCCTTTATATGCTCCAGTATTTCTATATGTATTTCTCGTATAAGTTAGGCAGCGGCGGCAACGGTAGCTACGGCGGCGACTGGAGCCCTGTGATATACACGGCTATTACAGTTCCTCCTTTGCTAGCATCGTGTGTTTATAACTTCTCACCGTTTATTTCTAAAATCATAGAGATGTTCTTAGCATATGATATGTTAAATAGTTATAGTCTAACATACACCGAATATATCTACATATATATCAATATATTCCTAAACTATATTCAATTACGCAAACCAATCGCTATGACAATATGACTAAATATATATTATAAAAAATGATTTTATTAATTTATTATTATAAGGATATATATAGTATAAAAGGTATGACAAAACAATTATTAGGTCAATTTTATACCACAAACTATACCTACATATTACAAAATATGTATATACCTGATAACATTAGTAATATCATAGAGCCTTTTGCTGGCGCTGGCGATTTATTAAATTTTATTACACCGAATGACAGAGACAAGTATAATATAGAATGCTATGATATAGAGCCTAAAAAGGATTTTATAGTTAAGCGTGATACTTTGCTTAATCCGCCTAATTTTGATAATGCGTTTGTTATAACAAACCCACCATATTTAGCACGGAATAAATGCGCCGACAAAGCGATTTTTACTAAATATAATACGAATGACCTATATAAATGCTTTCTACAAGTCTTGATAGGTTCTCGTTGCCTAGGAGGTATTCTAATATTACCTCTCAATTTCCTCTGCTCTATACGCAAGGCTGATATAGAACTCAGGAGAAACTTTGTTAAACAATATGACATCCTTATTTGTAATATATTTGAAGAGCAGGTTTTTGATGATACTTCCTATACGATATGCTGCTTCCAATTTAGAGCCAAAAATGATGCGCTAGACAATATGAGCGGTAGCTGCGGTAGCTGCGATTGCTATATATATCCTTCTAATAAGAGAATATCCTTTGTATTGAATGCTGATAACAATTATACGATTGGTGGTAAAATATACAATCTTGAAAAGAACGCCAAATATAAAATAGATAGGGCGACAAGGGTATTAAAAAATACAGAAGGCTTAACAAGTATATTAGTGAAATGTATAGATGACAATATAAATAGCAAGATATGTTTGTCAATTGTTGATGATGCTACGAGAGATAAATATATAGATAATACACCTAAACTAACGGCGAGGTCGTATGCGGTTCTTGTCATAGAGCCTAAAATAACACTAGAAGAACAAAGAGACCTTGTGAATAAGTTCAATACCTATATGGAGACACATAGAGACAAGTATAACTCGCTATTCTTAACAAATTACAGGGAGAGCAATAGTATTGCTAGAAAACGCATATCTTTCGGGCTAGTATATGAAATATGCGGTTATTTGCTAATACCGCTTTCGTCTGCTTCGTCTTCATAATATTTATCTATTATTGATTGCTGTATTTTAATATGGTTTCCTATAAGTAAATAAGGGTGGTTCTTATATTTTGCGATTATGTCATCATACTTTTCTTTTATATTTGTATCTAATAAAATAATATACAATTCTAATTTATTCCCATATTTTACAACCCAATCGCATAATGTATATGCTTCATCAAATACATTATCTTGATGACCGCCGCTGCCTATAACAATTTTAGCAAAAACCCACCCATTTATCTTTCCTGTAAAATTAGCATCAAATGACTTTAGACAATCATCTTTTTTAATTCCTCTTATTTTTAACTCGTGGTTATCAACAACTTCGCCATTCTTTGTAGGGCGGAAAGAAGTTGCTGATAATTTATTTAGAAAGATACCGCACTTAGAGAAGGTTGTTTTAAATACATCAAGTTGTAATTGCTCGTCTTTTGTTCCTTGTCTAGAAGCATTTATAGAAATTTTACTGGCTAATATTGTAGTCATCATAATATTGGTTCTACATTCATCTAGTAATTGGGCTTCTGTAATATTTATCTTGTATAAATCTTGTAAAACTCTCTTATACTCCTCTTTGTTTATATTTTTTGTTAAATCGTTTTTTGATATTGATGCTGCTGCTAACAAATTGTTTTCATACTGACGATTAACTCTAATAGCAATAATATCAATCTCAATAGGTTCAGGTTTAATAGAAGGCATAATTTTAATAATTATTAAGACTAGTAATATTCTAATCATTTTCTTTTATTTTCAGGGTGATTAGAACATATTTATATTATAGAATACCGTAAAAAGATTTGTAAAATATAAATAAAATTATCTTATCTTATTAGAAAGACCCTTAAGATGGATGCTAAGTTTTTTTACATATACTTACTGGTAATATTCACGATAACTCTAGCATTCACTATACTAAGATGCGTTTTTAATGTGCACGATATTGACCTCTTCTTTTATCCTAATCACACAAATAACATTCTGGAGAACAAGGTGTATCTTGCGACCCACATTATAGTGAATTTTCTGCTAGGCGTCATCTTCGGGTTTGATATAATACTTGGGATGTTCGTGAAAATCATTATATTTGAAGTGTATCTACATATAACCGAACACTGTGACATCTTCTATATGTCTAAATCATCTAACTTAATAGTAATCATATTAATATCTATAGTAAGTTATACCTTTGGTAGCGTCCTAAACAAGGTATTATATCCAAAATAAAAAATATATAATATATAACATACATATCACATATATATACCTAGCGGACGCTAGCGTATCTTAGCGGCGCTAGGCGCTACCTATTATAACTGCGTCTCCGCTTTATATCCTTTTAACGCCCCTGTCTCATTTTTTCGCGAATAATATCGTCAATATTATCGGCAAATTGCTTGAAGTTCATCACATTCCGCATAGGACACCTGAACTTGAAATCGTCTTCACCGTCTATGCCGTCTTTTTTGGCGTTTTCTATTTGCGTCCCGAAGTATTTAAACATACATTTATCGTGTGCGATAGAGCATACCTTCTCGGTATCTGTGGATTTGTCTATGAATACCTTGAAAACCCTGTCGTTATTCTTATAGTTAGTAAGACAGATACAGCACTTATCGCTATTATCGCAAACGGCAGCAGCGGCAGCAGCGGCAGCAGCGACAGGAGCGTTATTGTGTTCGCCAAGAATGAAAGGTAGGTTCGTAATATCCCACTTGAAAGTCCTAAACAGCATCTTATTAAGGCGTGCACATACCTTGCTGTTATAACTGAAATTGCCGCAAGTAAGGTTGTCCCTATAATTAGTAAGACAGAACTGCGTCTTGAACTCCACAATATCCTCCATAATACGAAGCGACATCTTCTGCCTGTTTAGGATAGTCATCTGGTCTATGATGGTTCCTGTGTTGCTAGACATCACGATGCCCTGTTTATTGAGGACAAACACATTACACAGCATATCTATACGATTGAACGGAGGCATCAACTTAGAGGAGAGAGGAACTATTATGTCAAAGTTAAAGGATATCTCAACGCCGCTATGGACGAAGGGGATTTTACCTACCGTGATGGTATAGTTGATTTTCTTGTGAAGGGTAATAGGTATATTGAAATAACTGTTCTCCTTCGAAACTGTCAAGACAGATGAACTGAGGTTTGCATACCCTATGCGGTTATTAAAGGTATCACGAAGAGTATCAATAAACTCATCCACATCCTCCTCTTTATACATACAAATATCCATATCGTTTGCTACAATCGTGCGAGCGGCTGTCTCAGGCTGATAACATTTATTCCAAAATTTGTGAATGTTGTATTTATTGCCGCCGTTGTATATCTCTTTGTAATGGTCGCTGATTATCATATCCCTAACAAACCCGCCAAAGATGAGCCCGTTATGATTGAAGACGGTCTTCTTAATCTCCTCAAACATAATATACTTGATGCGGTCAGGTGTGAAGTTAATCTTGACGAAAGCCATCTTTAGGACTAGGACTTGAAAGAAGTACTAGGACTGGGTGGGAGTGTCTAGGACTAGTAAGGACTGGACTAGTAAGGACTGGACTGGTAAGGACGGGACTGGTAAGGACGGGACGAAGTCTATGACTTTGCGAGATAGCAGTAGCAAGACGAGACAGGGCTATCAAGACGGTTCTTACTAGACTAAGAGAAAGTATCTAATCAATTTTTAATAATTATGTAAAAATAATAGGACATATCAAGTCCTTAGCAGTCCTTAGCAGTCCTTAGCAGTCCTTAGCAGTCCTTAGCAGTCCTTAGCAGTCCTTAGCAGTCCTTAGCAGTCCTTAGCAGTCCTTAGCAGTCCTTA